ATTTTTTTCCTGTCAGCAGATTTTTTTTAACAAGTAGTTTTGCTGGACGAAAGCCCCCCTAGCCTGCCACCCATACCCGCCCATATAATAAATATAGATAGGGTTTTTCATCATCTACCCGTTTCTCCCCATAAGTAAGGTACAATACCTTGTATTATTTTATCTAATGATTGCAGGTACTTACAAAAGCCGCACATATTCCCCAAAATTATTAGTTGACTTTGCGTTTATCTTATGTTTATACTTAGAAATAGTAGGTTTTATTATGTTTTTACTTGACAAATGGGTTTCTAAACTATTTATACTTATGATGGATGCGGCTAATGACCGAGAAACAATACACGCAGTTACGGAATCGTGCACTATACAGGGGATATCTGTATGGTTTTTCTGTAATGGATTGTGAAGACATACTACATGACAGCTGCCTACACATAGTTTATGAAAAAACACCAGAGAACCAGTGGGGAAAGATACTATACAAGTACATTGGTAAGTACAGAGAGCGTAGACACAGAGAAAGTAAGCGACAAATTAGCTTGGAGGACAGTAATGAACCAAACCTTAAGTAAATTATTTCCAGAAACACCTGAATATGACAAAAAAATATGGAAGTTCCTAGAATTATCCTACAGCAAGGGCTGGTCATATCGTGCAACAGCCAAAGAATTAAATATAGACCACAAAACAGTAAAGAATATAATAGAAACTGTAAAACCAACTGACACATATAGAATATTTATGGACAAGATAGGGGATACTGTTAAATCATTTACTGATAAAAAGTTTAAGCACACAATATTTGATAGATATGAACAAACATTAAAAGATTTAGACAAGAAAATACAAGAATGTGAAGATAATGATGACAAAAGAAATGTAATCAACTACTATAAACTAAAGTTAGCTGTGTTAAAAGACCAATTGAGAGCATCATTGTCTATACAAACGACAGAGACACAGCAGATTGCTATAGAAAATGCTATAACTACACTACAAGATGAAGCATGGGAGGAGTATGGTGAAAAAATCCAGTAATTTTCTGCCAGACAGTCAGGATATAATAGCAGATTTCAACAACTCTAATGGTAGATATCTGCCTATATGGATGAGACGCGAGGAGAAAAATGGCAACAAAGACAAAAGGAAAGAAAAGCCCAGCGTGGCAAAGAAAAGCAGGAAAAAATCCTAAAGGTGGATTAAATGCTAAAGGTAGGGCAAGTTATAACCGAACGACTGGTGGTAACTTAAAAGCTCCTACCAAGAAAAAAGGAAGTAAAAGAAGAAAATCTTTTTGTGCTAGAATGCAAGGTATGAAAAGAAAGCTGACATCAGCAAAAACAGCAAGAGACCCTAACTCACGTATCAATAAGGCGTTAAGAGCATGGGATTGTTAAGGAGATAGTATTATGCCAATGGGCAAAGGAACATATGGAAAGACAAAAGGAAGACCCCCAAAGAAAAATGGAGCTAAGAAGTTAATGGCAAAGAACCCTAAGATGCCAAAGGGTGTAGCTAAAGCTATTGCCAAGAACATGAAAAAGAAAAAAAGATAAGCGGGATGTGGCACAGTCAAAGAGATTTGACCCGCCAATACATCCTTGCTTTGGAGTATTATGATAAGAGACTGGTGGTACAAAGACCCTAAAATGTTAGCGTTGTGGCACAAGATACACGATATGACAGATGAAGAATTTAGTAAACTGGATAAAAAAGTTAAAGCAGAATTGCAGTATTGGTATGGAAACCTGTTTTTCTTTCGTCCGTACCCTGCACAGAGACCCATTGTGGACGATAATAATTTTTCTGTGTACGTGCACGGTAACAATTCTAGCGGTAAGTCATATTGCAGTGCTGCTGTTACAGCTTATAACATTATAGGGTGGCACCCAAACTATGAAGTGCCTAAACCTAAATATGGTAATAGAATCATTTGGGCATTTAGCCCATCGTTTGATATACAACGTACCTCTAGTCAAGTGCATTTATTTTCTACTGACAGTCCTAACGATATAGGATTATTACCATCAATAGAAAGTATAGAGAAACGTGGTGGAAAAGTCGCCTGGGGTAAGAACAGATGTATTGACTTTGTTAGATTCTGGGACGGTACAGTCTTAGAGTTTAAGTCTGCTGAAATGAAAACACAAAACCTACAAGCGTCTGGTATTGACTTCTGTTGGTTTGACGAATGTCCACCACATAATATGCACGATGAGATATTAGCTAGGCTGTTAAGAAAGTCTGGCAAAATGATGATGAGTTTTATTGTAGAAGATGCTACAGCAAACTACATCGTACAAGACATATATGGTAGAAACGATGATGATGAAAATACTTCGTTTCATTTCATAGATGTATACGACAACCTGTCTCTAGATAAAGAAGAGATAGAGAGATACAAGAAAAGATTTACAGAGTCTGCAACATACTGGCGATTTAGTGAAGGCGGTAAGTTTCAGTTACAACCACAAGGTGCTATTGTATATCCTGATTTTTGTCAACAACATGTAGTTGATGATTTAACAGAACAATATGACCCGTTACGTACATTGTGGAGAGGTTGGGATTTAGGTTTTACTAGACCTGCATGTGTAGCGTTTCAGATTGATAAACATGGTAGAAAAAATTTCTTGTTCTCTAAGATTGGTAAGAACATACAGCTTACTGATTTTGTTGATGAAGTAAATGCATATCAGAAAGAGATATTACCTGATGTGCAAAGCACCATGGATATTCTACCTCATGATGCAAACCGTAAGTATGATGTGTCACCAGATACAAGTGCCATGATATTTAAACGTAAAGGATTGCAACATGATGTAGTATATGTTAAAAGAGATGCAAGTGTAGAATTAACAAACGAAGAATTAAAGGAGTTTAGTTCAGGTATACCTAAAATTAAATTAGACTCACGTTATTGTGCAACTTTAATTCAAGCATTGTCTGCTTACACTCGTGATGAAAAAACTGGTCAGCCAAGACGTGACAAGTACTTTGAACATTTAAGTGATGCATTTAAACTTGGATTATATTATGTATCTAATAAATTAGTAAACACTGATGGGTTTAATCCACAAGAACCAACTTACTATGGTATGGATTTTGACCAACAAAAAGAGAGGTTATTAAATTGAGAGAAGAAGATATACTAAAGTTTCATTCTCACATTGTAGCACACGCGGAGCCAGAATATCAAAAGGCTAGTGCAGACTGGAAAGAAAATATGCGTTTCTACATGGACGAATACAATTTTCAAAACAAGATAGATTGGCAAACAAAAATCAAAGACCCTATAGTAGATAACTTAGTGGTTAGAATGTCAAACTATTTTGTACGTATCTTAATGTCCACAGATAATAAATACTTTACTGTGGAACATCCAGACAAACGTGTACAAGCAGGATTAAATAAAGTATTAGAACAAACACTAATACAAAATAGATTTCCTCTTGTGTTTGGAGATGCGTTAAAAATGGCGTTACTTACTTCACCTTATGTAACTAAAATTAATTATGTATATGGTGAGGAGACCTATCCGCAACACAATGAAGCAACTGGAGAGATAGAATCTCAAAAAGAAGTTGTAGGTAGAGTCAGTATCAAACCCGTAAATCCATTTAATATTATGATGGACCCAGAGGGTAATAATTATATTATAGAAACAAAGAGTTGTACTGTAGCAGAGTATCAAACTTTAGCTAGAGTAAACAACTGGAACAAAACCAACACTGTTTTACAAGAATCATATGTTATGTCTACTGACGGAGAAGCAGAATATGTTAATGATGTAACCCTTGATTATGTGTACAGTAAATACATATCCGACCCTAAAGGTAGAGTACTAGATGAGAATATACATTACATTATTGTTAATAAAAAACATGTAGTATATTATGGAAAAAATAATCTACCAAATGGAATGTTTCCTTATTCAGTAGGATTCCCTATGAAAGTTTTACAAGGTCGTTATGGCAGAGGTTATATTACCAAGTTGAGAAGCCTGTTAAGTTCATACGTAGAAAGTATGAATTTATTACTAGATGCGTTTACTATTTCTACACTGGGCGTGTATGAGGTAGTAACTTCTAATATAGAATCTGGTAAAGCCCATTTATTTGGTAGTGTCGTACCAGGACGTATGTACCCAGTCGCCGCTCCAAATACTATAAATCAGGTATACAACAACGCACTAAATCCCAATGCTGTAAACCTATTATTTACCATTGACCGTTTAATACAAAACAGGTCATTTCAAAACGAGTTCTTTCAAGGACAACCTACACAGAAAGGCAGACCGACAGCTTCTGAGATAGCTACAAAGACACAAGAAACTTCTAGCTTCTTTACTGACATTGCTAGTGAGATAGAGAGAAGTATTATTGAACCGTCATTGCAACTATTACTGCATACCGAGCTGATGTACATGGATGACGAATTTCACGCACCACTATTTAACGAAGATGAGATAGATAGTTCTATAGCTGCGTTGCTGAGTTTATCATTTAATGAAAGAATGAAACTTGTTAAAGATGCAAGGATTCAAGTTAGGGGTATATCTGGAAAAGTATTAAAAATGAATAACTTTAATAAACTTATGCAGATTGTTAATGTTATAGGCAACATGCCAAAAGTTGCAAACGCGGTAAATCCTACTAAGTTTGTAGAAAGAATCTTTGAGAGTTTTGATGAAGCTCCAGAAGATTTATTAAATATGGAGATGATACAGAACGTCAATGAGCCAGAACAAGGTACAGTACCTGGCATGCCACCACAACAAGGTCCACCACAAGGTGTACCAGGTTTAGGTGACATGGGTGGTCCTGACCCAGAAGCTGGACCTGATGAACAGCAACTACAGGAGGTATTAGCAAATGTCAGAAGAAGTCAAAGACAACAAGGATAGTGAAACTCGTGTTAAAATTAACACAAAAGATGCTGCCGCTGCGATGTTACCAGCAGGTGTTGACGTGGAAAAATTAACTCCAGAACAACAACTTAATGTTACGTCGACTATGGTTAAAGCATCTCGTTTACATGAGAAAGCTATAGAAGGTTTAACATTAGAGGAGCAAGATGTGTTTAATGCATTATTGTTAGCTACACCAGACGATATGGAAGTAGAAAAACGATTTGCACAAGCACAAGACTTGTTTACAAAAACGGTGAAAAAACCAGAACAAAAACAAGAAGAGACAGTGGAAGAGAAAGAAGCAACAAAAATTTCTCCTAAAGGAGAGATGGATGTCACTACACCTGTCACTGTTAAAGATAGTAATTTGTTAACTGAGACTAACGATGCACCCTTTGGGGATGATGACGCTTATTTTAAGTTTCTAGAAGATAGATATAAAAAACAAACTACTGTCAAAAGGCAAAAAGAAATAATTAATTAGGAGGACTAAATCATGCCACAAGGAGCAATAAGCTACTTAAATGAAGAGGCTAGACTTGCCAAAATCAAAATTGATTCAGACATCAGATTTCAAGCTGGTAACATGATGCAATTTAGAACGCTATCTAAGCCTATTCAATCATATGGTAAGAACAAAGGTTCACAAGTAGAGATTGAGAAGTATCAAAAATTATCACAAGCTACTTCTACTATTTCTGAACTACAGTCTTTACCAATGCAAAAACCTAGTGTTGGATTTGTAGTAGCGACAGTGAACGAATATGGTAACGGTGTATCTTACACAAGAAAAGCACAAACATTAGCAGAATATTCTGTAGACGAAACTCTAAAGAAAATATTGTCAATGAATGTTGCAGAATCTATGGATAAGATTGCTGGTACTGAATTTCAAAACTCTGACGTATTCTACACACCAACATCATCAAGTGCAGGAACATTAGATAAAGATGGAACTGTAAGTACAGGTGCAGGCGCAAGTATTACATCTGCACACATAAGAGACCTTATCAGAAATCTTAAAACTGATAATGTACCAAAATATGATG